TATCTTCATCTTCAATCAGTTCAGGAATGAAGTATTTATATGGGTGTCGTTCAGGTCGTTCCATATTACCACCTCATATATAAATATTTCGTATCAATATCTTGTTCTAAAATACACTCTTTCAGCGACTTTAAAACTTCTAAGGCACCGCTGACTGTTCCCCATCTATTTTCAGGTTCATACTGCACATACTTTTCAGGGTACCGTTCTAATTCAGAGATACCGCGTTGAATGTTATCTAAAACATCAGCAATGGTGTACGTAGTGTCTTGGTCAAAATCCCAATCCATAGCAATTCTAAACATCTTTCCGAGATTGTAGGTCGGAGAACTATATCTAGGTTCAGCGATACGAATATAATCTCCGTTTTCTATTTTCGCTAAGATTTCCAAATCATAACTCATCACTCCACCTCCCCAATAATATCCAACTCCTTCAATAATTTATCTACCGAATCTTTAGTGATAGAAATATGACGCTCTCCGGCACTGTAAGGTGTTCGTAGAAATAAGATGTTAGGACCTAGACAGATGCGACTAATATCTTCTATATTGATGAGTTCGTTTTCGACAATCCCTCTGTAACAAGATTGGATTTGAATAAATTTTGCCATTTATTCCACCTCCTCAATCTCAATCCCTGGGCAATCAAACACCCAGCCGAAGTCTGCTTCCTCTAGTTCTTTGTGGGTGTGGTGATATATAGCATTGCCTAAAGTAAAGCCTTTTGTAAAGAAATACCTTTCCAAAAGTTCTCCATAAACCAACGTATTTTCTTTAATATCCCCTTTAATCTTAACCAAATACCGCTTCTCTTTCTCGACCTCGTAGCCGTCCAGCCACGCTCGAGCGAAGAGGTCTTGGTTGCTCGTCTTTTTAATCCATAATATTAAATCGAAACTTTGGTTGTTTTCTTTCATAAAGTTTGGATTCATAGCAGTATATAGACTAGTTGTTAAATGTTCTTTACAAACCTCAATCCAATCCGCCACAAACTGCGGAACTTTGACTGGTTGCGGTTCGTCTAAACGCTTCAAATCGCTTATTATGCCGTCTGTTGCTACAGTGTCAAAATTATAGCTGTTTTTAATCAGCTCATATTTCGAAATTAATTCTTGTTTATTTGTTCTCAATTCCTGCTTATTCATCTTCCAACTTCTCTAGTTTCACCTTATACATTCGATTCCCTCGATACTTGCTCTCGAGCTGAGCCTTGCATTTGGCAGCATCACCTTCTTTCTTAAAAAAGTGGGTTCCATCTACCATGTTGTCAAAATATAGTGTTACTGTGTATGACATTTTTACCTCTTTTTTTCTAAACTGCTACCGTGCTACCGATAAATTCTAAAAAGTAAAAAGTTTTTTTCAAGAATCCCTATTTTATAGGCTTTCTTTATTATTACTATTATTTTATATACTTTTTTTAAAAATATAGGTAGAAGAGTAGCATTATATATAAATATTAAATAAAAGTCAGTAATATCAAGGGGTTAGACTGCTACCGATGTGCTACCGATGTCCTATTTTATCGGTAGAATGCTACCGATCTACCCCCTAAACTGCTACCGATGACTACCGATACATTTTTAATTGCTACCGATTAGATTTTTCCGAATCTTTCACTCTTACGAACCCTTTTGTACTTTTACCACCTGCCCGGAAAACACTTTTTTTCCAATCAAGATGATTATCCATGATCATGTTTATCTTTGTCGAAAGTTTCCTGTCATTCGAATTTCTCATAAATAAGTTGTACATCATTTCACGAGTTGAGACCTTATCTAGTTTTTTGATACCAGGTTCAAAGTCGCTACTATTATCAAAATATTTACTTGTGTATTGATGTTGTTGCTGAATAGACCAGTTTTGCCAATTTTCAGGGACGGGCATATCAAGATATTCAAGTACTTGTAATTCAACTTCATCACGATACATGAACTGTTCACGGTAGATATTCAGTTCATCCTCTGTATTTTCATCAAACATCAAATCAGCACCAGCACGATAAATTGTGACAGCCTCGCCCCAGATTTGTTCAATTGTCTCCGGCTCGATTTCCATTGGATGTTTTTTTTGCCGTTTACTATCTGCCATAACTGGTAGAAAACGACGTTCACCCGTCTTGTCTTTTAGATATTCTTTTTGATTAGTAGTCCTGGCCAAAATGAAATTTTTGGCGAATTCCTCGGTCCGTTTCATATAAGGTTTACGGTAGCGTAGGCTAGTTTTTGAGACAAAGGCTTTTGTTTCAGCGAAACTCATTCGATTACTAGCAACCATTTCATCATCATTAACAATCAAGGATTTCAGCATGATATCGTAATTGTCTTTGTTAGCAAAATCCGTGACTGAATCTGTGTACCATGCTCCACCTAACTTTTGGAGGAGTGAGGTTTTCCCAACACCCTGACCACCGACCAGATCAAGAACATAGTCAAATTTAACGTAGGGGTCATATACTTTAGCAACCGCACCGACCAACCACATCTGAGCAATCTTGGAAACTAGGGGAATGTCCTCAGCCCCCAGGTAAACCTGAAGCATTCGGTCAATTCGTTTACGACCATCCCATTTTTCAGCAGCCTTTTCCATGTACTCAACGACTGGATTGTAAGACCGTTCTGAAAAAAATGTCTCCATGCCATCTAGCATCGCCTGGTTAGAAAAGGCCACCCCCAGCACGCTTTCAAAATAAACCTTTACAACTGAATCAAAGTTGGAGGGCAACTCCCCTTTTTTGAAAAGGGTATTACCTATCTTGATGTCTTTGAGAAGTTCATGCTCTTGGGAAAAATCGTTGTGCTTTAGGTAAATACTCAACTGATCATCAGCCTTGAAAGACATCAGCACATTACTTGGGCTATTGGCCTTGATGTCTCCCTTGGCGGTAGTTATCATCTTAGGTTGTGAGTCAATACTTACTACATTACCAATCACAATCACCTCCTATCTTTCTTAATCATACTTTCAACCGTTCGTGTCACCTCTCTGTCTGATAGAGGATTTGGGCTGTTTGTATTGGCCAACCTGGCCAACTGTAAGACAACCTCATCATCAACTGCCCTGAATAGCAGGCCACCAACAAAACTTGCCAGCTTGTCATTTCGTCCCCCTTCGTCACCAAAACCCAGGGCAATAGTCTCAAAGAGGTCTGTGGTCTGGGTTCGGCCCCTAGTATGTGACCGTCTGGCCAAGTCTCTAAGACCGTCTTTACCATCATACTTATAGCCGTGAGTTTCGCCATACTGTTTTTTTATAGCCTGGATTAATTCTTTTGAAGGAGTAACCATCGTACCACCTTCCTTTGACTTTTCCAGATCCCATTCATACTGCCCTTTTTCTGTTGCTGACGGAGCAACCAAAACATAATTGTTTTCATGGGCCTTAATATCAACGCCTGGTCAGAAACTAATCATTTGCGTGATAGGGGCATCCTCTCTCTTGAAGTAAAAGAGGTGTTTTCCACCGCTTGCCGTCTTAGCTTGCAGTGTCGGTTCAATCAATCCCAGATATTTCCATTTTTTAAGTGACTCAAAGCCGTTGGATTTGCCGTGCTTATCGATATCAATAACAAAGAAGTTAGTTGTTTTTAAAGCGATATTTGCGTTGGGGTAGCCGTCCCAAAAGTTTTCAATCTCAGATGGAGTCATGGCTGGCTTATCAGCAAAATCAATCAAAGGCATCTTGTTTTTAGGATTGATTGGAATGACTGAGAACCCTAACTTTTGATACTGTAATGCGTATTCTTTCATCGACGGCATGATTACTTCTCCTCTTTGTAAATATAAACAAGTTCTTGGGCCATATAATTTGATTGATATTCATCTTCAGTCATTTTTAAATAAAATAACAACGATTGATAAGCCTCTTCAAATGTATTGAATGGTCCTAATCTTTCATCAGTTTCATCAATGACCCAAAACTTGCTATTTTTTAGAAAGGGAGGTCATCTTCATCAATATCAGCTTCAGTCAGCGGTTGTGCTTCTTCTTCTTCAAGGTCATAGTTTCGGAACTCACGGCCATCTTTCCCCTTATTCACAGAGATAACAAGGTTGTAGTAAGAGCCAACTGCCTTACGTTGTAGAGCCTCTTCCAAGGCTTTACCGTCTTCTTCATTTCCTTGCATACTGTCGCCAGCAAGGACCAAGGCTTTGATAAAGAATTTCATGGTGCGTTCAACTGCCCAGTTAAGGTTCTTACCGTTCCATTCAGTCAGTGTGCCAAATGTTGCAAATTCAGAACGTCCACTGTAATCACCGCCACGGATTTCAAATTGATAACCAAGGCTTTCCCAGCCTTTGTCCGATACGTTGAAGGTTGCTTTCTTCAGGACTACTGGATAAGTACCAGCTGGGATTGGTGCAGGACCGTTGGCGCTGTCTTTGCGTGGGTCAAAGCCCTCTTTTTTGATTGATTTTGCGATATCTAGTAAGCTCATGTGTATTCTCCTTTATTTCTTAAAATAGTTCATCATCAGAGGCAACTTCTTTCTTAGGCGCCTCCTTTGTCTTTTCGGTTTTTGCTGGTTTAGTTGTCTTAGCTGCTTCTTTCTTTTGCGCTAGCTTACCTTTTGCAGGTTCAACAGCCCCACGGATAGTTGCTAAGATTTTCAAAATAGCCTTGTCATCAACATGGTTCACATAGTAGGTCTTACGCTTGCGGTCAACCTCACGGTTGTAGTTGTTGCCGAGTTTTTCAGTGTGGATCATCAAATCAGAGTTTCCATTGATAAGATTGACATACTTATCTTTCAAGCTTGGTTTGTCTTTGGTGGCATTGCCATTATCATCATATTCAGATACCTGACGGCTGATGTAAATAACATTCATTGGCAATGCTTTGAGGTCAATGACTAATTCTGTGATAGCTTGGTTAAAGAAGTCGTATCCTTTGCCGTATGGAATTTCCGACAAGGATTTCAAGCGAGGTTTACCAACCGGGGTTAATTCATCACAAACTGCAATCTTAATCATTTCAATCACATCGTCAATTACATCAATAACGACTGTTTCATAAGAGTGCTTCTGTGTCTGAAGAGCAAGCAAGATATCTCCAAGCTGCTTAATTACTGAATTGGTAATTCGTCCCTTGTCATCTTTTTCATTGATCAGCTGAATGCTTGGAACAGTGTTAGCTTCTGCATTCCCGTCTGTGTTCAAAACGATTGGATTTGGGAATTCATTTGCAAGATAAGACTTTCCGCTCATGGTTTCACCGTAGATGAAAAAATTTCGTGGGGTATCTTTAGGAACTTGTGGTTTATTTGCTGGAAGTGTAAATGCCATAATTATAATCCTCCCAAAATATCTTCGATTAAATCTTTAATGGATGGAATATCACGCTTGATAGGTTCAACTTCTGATCCGTTCGGATAACTCATCTTGTATTCAATTTCCAGGGCGACAATCTCGCAGTCAAAAGCTGCAGCGAGAGCCTTGTAAGTCTTTTTGCTTCCCTCATATTTTTCACGGGGGATTTTTAAACAGTGAGTGATGCAGCAATATTCTGCTTGAAAGGCTAGACTCCCACGGTCTTTATAAGATTCAAGAAATTTTCCGGTTTTACGGCTACGAAATACGATCATTTCAGTTTTTTTGTTCATTTTGTTTTCCTCTTTTTTTACTTTCTTTATAATAAAATTCGATAATATTCACATCATGCTGCTGCCGTGAACCAGTCACGCGCCACAACAATTGACGATAGTCATCATATTCACCAGAAGACTTATCCACCGGATCCAGCACGACAACCGTTTGATATTTATGCTGCAGACCATCAACCCCCACTCCAAGAACTTGACTGGTAGCAACCACGATTTTCTTATCAAGTCCTTCTTGGATATCGCCCGTCCAGATGCCAATATCTGGATGGCGTTCTCGTATAACATTAACAATCTGCTTAGATTTGCTGACAATCAGCATATCGTGTGGCGCTCGTTCGATTAGTCCATCTAATTTTAATAGTAGGGGCGTATCCGCATTTACTGGCTTTAATTTTGGAAAATCGACTGCTATGCCTGTTTGATTAAGGTAGCGTTCAAAGGTCTTTCTTCCAAATGATTGTTTAGCCATGGCGGTTTTGCCATCTACCGTTACAAGATTTAGCTTTCTAAATTCTGCAAGCTTATCGGTGTTCCCTGATTCTACCTTGACCGGATAAAACTTAATCTCAAAACCGTTGTTTTCAACTGCATTTTCGATTTCTTCGATTTCTTCCCAGCGAAAGAAATTTGGTAAATCTGAGATGTATTTCTCATAATCTCTAAAGTCTTCCCACTTCTCTTTTGAATAGCTAAATGGATTATAAACCATTTTCCCATGAGTCTTTTGCCAGTCAAATTTATTATTTGGGGTAGCCCATCCAAAAACTGTTTTTTCAAGTGGGTAGAAATTCTGCCCTTTTTTTCTGATTGGGGTTGCTGAAAGACCTATCGTGTATTTACGCTTTATTTTGTGATATAAGGCCACCTGCTTATCACTCGACATATTCTGCCACTCATCGATTATCAGCACGTCACAGGCTAATTTATGCCCCTTTTTGATTAGATTTTGAAGATACCTGTCTGTTTGGATGATAATCTCAACATCTTTGTCAAAATTCATAAACTTGACTGCATCTATCCAACCATTCAGGATAGCCAGTCGATTATTTGCGATGATGATTTTCTTAGCTTTTTTATGTTTTGCGATAGCAAGTGCACAGATGGTTTTACCTCTACCTCCTAAAGCTTCAAGAAAGATTCCATTTGATAAGTGGTCACTTCTTTTGACCGCTTCAGCTTGCCACTTTCTTAACGTTATTGTTATACTCACTCACCACCTTTCCAATATCTTGGATAACTTCTTCAATATCATTCCTCATTGCCCAAAATAATCCAAGTCTTGCTGCCGCTCTGACATCTTGGTGATGACTCTTATCAAATTTCCAAAGGCCTAAGATTTTTAAAAGGTCGTCTGGAATATCTGACTTATAGCCTGCGTTGAATTGAAGAATAGCCTCCGGATAACAAAGCTGGATATAAGCGATGGTTTCCGCCACACTGTTGTCCTTTGACTTATCGTTGTCTCTTGCTCTAAATTCTTCAACAATCACTACATCGAACTCAAGGCTAGTTCCGATTTCATGGAACCAATCTGCGAAACCTCTCATACCATAAGAAGCTACCCAACTATCGACTAATCTCGCATTGTCTAATAAGACAATCCCTGTTGTTGAAGTTTCAACTTTATTGCTACTTGGATCAATCGCTAGAATTTTCATCAAACACCAACTTTCTCAGTCAGCACTCCTGGATAAAGGGCAGTGTTAAACCAATTTTGTTTATTTACCTTTGCAAAGGCAAATAGCGATTTAACTTCTTTTGCTTGCTTCTCAAATTTTCGAATATCTTCCTCCGATTCAAAGATAGGTTTTTCCTTTGTATTTAGCAACTGTGACCAGCTTGTATTCCGGAGTGAATACTGGCTTTTCATTTCCTTGATCAAGATTTGTTTCGTCTACTTTCACAAAACGAATCGCAACATCAAATAGAAAATCTTCAGTAACAAGTACTTCAATTGATTCTGGTCCAATCACAACTGCTAGTGAATCTGTTACTCGTGTTTTATTCATCAATTCCATTACTTAATCACCAACTTTTCTGTCCGGACAAGTTCCGCGCCTTTAATTTTCTTACCAGCCTTCAGCAACTCTTTGAGTGTTTTTTTGTCCGGTGCAAGCGTCACTTTTTTTGTAAAATATTTTTTCGGAAGGTCGTCTTCGTTGACCTTGACTGATTCTGGATTCTTAGAAACTTTTATAGTAAGAGCACCGCTCTTAACTTCGGTTTGCCCTGTGACATTCATAGCTGTCATAATGTTGCCCTTGACATAATCCAGCTTTTTCTGTGCTGCCTGTTTCTTCGCTTTGAAGCTCTCTTCCTCAGCCTTGTACATGGCCACGTCGGCTTCTAAATTCTTGATAACATGGGCATATCCTTCTGCTTTCTGTTCGAATTGTTCTTGCCAATCGATAGCCTCAAGAGTGTCCGTTTTTGTTTCGTCATCAATATCCATTTGATAAATTGTCAGAAACTGACCTGTCAGTTCGTATAAACTAGCCA